AAGGAGGGGTCCAAGGGGAACCTAGGTTCCCCTTAAAGGAGGGGTCCAAGGGGAACCTAGGTTCCCCTTAAAGGAGGGGTCCAAGGGGAACCTAGGTTCCCCTTAAAGGAGGGGTCATAGGGGAACGTAGTTCCCCTAGCAGTACGGGTACGAATCACACGTGAAATGGTTGTATCCAATTTCGTATAATTCTTTTCCAAAAGAAAAATCCATCGAGGAATATTCAGACAGGTAATCTCCAACAGGATGACAAATTTGGATTGCGCCCTTGCTTGCATTTGCACAAGGCACATTAGTAATCTCGGCAAGTTCGTTGTTAAAATCGGATAACACAACATTTGCAACACGGCGCACATAGTCATTCAAACTGTCAATTGTTTTAACTGGCGCCAATCCTTCGGACGCGGTAATAAAGGTGAAATTATATTGGTCGCACCCCTTTGCACTTAAAAACGACTCCACACCATTAATGATTTCGTTGGCAACGGCGCCACCATCAACATAATAAGTTCCCTGTATGACTTCCGGCGGAAACGCGAGCGGAATAGCGCTCGTTGCCATCATAATCTGATTCTGGCGCAACTTGGACTCCTTCTCAAATTGGAAAATCTGGAATGTTCCAGCGTTCAAATTGGTGGACCCAATGAGTGCTGGAATGGGAGTTTTACCATTGTATGAAAGCGTGGCAAGTTTTGATTGAATTGTTTTGCGAAGGGGCGCGGTGTCATAGTAGGACCATGTTCGGGCAATTTGCCCCGTGTTGCGCGTAAATACAGTATCATTAGTAAGACCAAAATAAACGTTTTTGAGGTCATCAATGCCTTGTTTGAAATAATCAGAGGATGTTGGGTCATTTTTGTCAACACTGTAATAAGAGAGAAATCCCACATTGAGACCGCCTGCCGAGACACCGGTTAGCATATCAAATGTAGGCAGATGAAATTCGGTCAGTTTGTCTAAAATGCCGACTTCGACGGCACCAAAAGACCCGGCACCACTGAAACTGAGGATGTTACAAGTTTTCGTAGAAAGGGCAGAAAACACAAATGCATTTGTCAAAAAACAGATGAGAAGGAGGGTTTGAAACATGGTCCGATAGAGGATATATATAATGCCATCCAAAATAGGTTTGGATTTGTCCCAAATATAAATATACAATAATTATAACCGGATTATTTAAAATGTCAATATCAAATTGGGGTAAATTTAATGCATCCAATGTATCATTAAATAATGTCTCAATTTATGGAAAACTCAATGTATATAATTATTTTGACCATTTCATTAAAGTCAATGATGTGGAATACTCATTCTGTCAGGAAAACAATGTGACATTTACTGAAAACACAGAAATTGCACATTTGCCTGGGACATTAATAATTGATGATGGGCGCACCATTAATGTGAACAATATGACACAGAACACAATAATTATAAACTCTGTGTATAAAATATATCATTACTTTTTAACTCCTCCAGAAGGATTGAATGCTATCGAAATATCACCAAACATGATGTACAGGTTTGTTTTTAACCGCAATCCAGTAACCACCGAGGGCAAATGGAGCATTATGTGTTAAAATTCAACAATTTCCCTACTTGTATCATAGATACATTTGTGTGCATTATTTGTAAAAATGCGCACAAATGGTTGCGTTTGCGTTCGTATAGAATTATAATTTTAGGAAAAAAAATTGGCGTCAAGTAATATATAAAAATGTCTCCCCCTGAAAATACTACGATTGCTGCGTCCTCGTCTGGCATTGTTGCTGGTCCCGCAATGTTTTTGGGAAGTAATGTTTCTGTTAGAAACACCGTTGATGGATTCAACACAAAGGCGCTGCCCATTACCACTGAGTCCATATTGAATGTCAAAAATGGCATCAATGTGAATGTTAACGGCGCCGGTGCCGGAAAGAGTTCTTTAGTTATTAATTCTTCTGGTGATGTTGACACCGTCGGTGCCATTCACACTGTTGGATCCATAACTACTGCCGGTTCTTTGAACTCCAGTTCTTTGAACATCATCAATTCGTCGGGCGCACAAACATGCACTGTGTCTGATTCCGGTCTCCTCACTTTACAGGATAATTTGGTCATTGGTTCTACTGTCTCTGTTGCCAAGGCAACTGGTAACTTTGTCACTTCCGGCACCGTTTACGCCAGCGGCAGTGTCGGCATTGGCGGCACCTCGGCAAGTCCCAATGTGTCCCTGTCGAACGATGGCACTGTATTGACCCAGGGCACCATCACTGCTAAGAACAACTTGAGCGTTGGTTCCAACTCAGCATCCGACAAGTTTGTTGTATCTGCTTCCAGCGGCAACGTAACCACTCAAGGCACTGTGTCTGCCACAGGTGCCATCAGCACTAGCAGCACCGTGTCTGCCACCGGGTCTATTAGCACTGGTAGCACTGTGTCTGCTGTTGGCGCCATCAGCACTGCCAGCACTGTATCTGCCATGGGTGCCATCAGCACCAGTAGCACTCTGTCTGCTGCCGGCGATTTCTCCGTAAATTCGGGCAAATTTGCCGTCACATCTTCGACAGGTGCCGTCGTTGCCCACGAGTCGGTCACCGTCAAGAACAGTTCGGAGACTGCTACTTTTGCCGTTACTGCTTCCACCGGCGACGTTGCAGTCGGCACAGGTGCCGCAAATGGTAAGGTCACCACCACATACGACAGTTATGTTGCTCCTGCTGCTGCTGCCGATGTTTTAACTGTGGATGACAGCGCCGATTTTTCCACTGCCACATCCACCGTATTGACCACACAGAGTTATGTTGACCGCGCCATTTGGAAACAGACCAAGCGTCTCAACTTGATTGTTGGCGCCAACGACACCCAATTGGCAACCATGACCAACTTGATGAACATGGCAAATGCTTTGGCAGGTCAGGATGCCGTGCAGACTTTGGGAACCGTGTTGGACACCACTTCTGAGATCAAGGTCTCCATGACCGATGTCATGAACACTGCTTACAACCCCGTCATTGTCAATTGTGCCCCCTCGGTGTGGGCAGATGAGTGCCCTCCCGTGCCCATCCCATTCAGCGTTTCAAACGCGCATTCGGGCGACGGATGGTATTACAAGAACTACCCTATCACTTCCGCGCAAGTATCTTCCAGTATTGGTGGCAAGGTCAACTGGTATTTGCCCCCCAATGGTTCCGATATGAAGATGAAGCACATTATTAACCTGTTTTTGAACGTCTATGCTGTCAGTGACCTGTCGCTCCCGTTCATCACTGTTTACACACAACCCAAGACAGGTGATGGTGCCAACAACTTGTGGCCAATTGCTAACGCCAAGGTCACTTTTGTCTTTGCCCCCGCCACCACATCTGTTGTTGCCAAAAAGAGTTACACTCTTCACACTGGCGCCAGAGTTCCTGCTAATACTTATAACAGTACGCCTCTCAGATGCAGTGAAACTGCCACTGCCAACTCGACAAACGCCTACAATGGCAACCAAGGCAACAGAATCACGGTTACATCCGGAATGAGTTTTGCCGAGTCGTTTGATACGTCAATTGTATCACTTGAGGACAAGATTGCGTTCTACGCCATCGGAACCAGTTCCAACGAACCCATTGGCAACATCGAGTTTGTGCTAAACTCGTTCGGCATTTGCGCGCACGATACCACTAGTTCCGAGTCTCTCCGAGCAACCAACGGCACCACCAAGATGATGTTCCAGAACTCGTCAGTGACCACAAATTACTTGTATAACAACTTGTTCAGAAAGCACTCCAACTTTTCTACTCTTGCTTCCAAATCGGAGGCGATATTCAACGCATACAATGCGGATGTATTCCCCCTATAAATATGTTGTTTCTCTATCATTGGTGATAATTGTTTTTTACAAAAATTAACATCTTTGCGCATTCAAAATGCGCAAAGACGACTTCCCTTCTTGGTCCTTTCAAAAAATTGATTCGCCAAACAAAACAAATGGAAAACAGATAAAAATAAAAACACTTATTAAGAAATGGACTTTACTACTCAAACTAAACTATCTCGCGCCGAATGGAACTCGGTCGAAGAACCCGTATCTGAGGATGAACAATCGATCCTCAAAATGATTATTGCCGGATATAATAATGTCAGCATCCGCAAAAATGACAACAATTCTCTATTGAACCGCATCAAAATAGAGAAATCCCCTATAATTGAGAATTTCCTGTATTGCAAATTCTTCAAACGCCATGTTTCTGAAATACAGGAAATATTGGGCGTTCCCGCACAACTTGCCAAATTCTCTGTCAAAGAAGAATCCGTTAAAAAACTGAAAAAATCCGACATTATTCGCCTAGAAAACATGGAGTCAAAAATCGGCGAAAATCGCAGCACCATTATAGAATACGCCTTCTTGGATTTCACAAAGGAAATGTTGAAACTGTTTGCGCAAGGCAAATCCCGGTATTCATTTTATCTGTATACCATAATCCAGTTGCGCAACATATCGGTTGAAAACATGAATTGCCATTTGATGGAGTTCGTGGACATGGCAACAAAATGCATAAATGAGCACACCAAGTTGTCTAGCATCATCTCGAATGCGCAGGAGTTCATAGAGAAGAACCCGCACATTTACAAATATGGTGATATTTCCCTGTATGACCACCAGAAACGCCTGTTTTCCACCTTGAAAAAATCGTATTCAAATCGAACCCATGAAAAATCCAATTTAATTCTGTATATTGCTCCTACAGGAACGGGCAAGACTTTGTCGCCAATTGGCATCTCCAATGACTACAAAGTGATATTTGTGTGCGCGGCGCGCCATGTCGGCATAGCACTTGCCAAGTCGGCAATTTCCGTTCAAAAATGCGTGGCATTTGCATTCGGTTGCGAGACTGCTGCCGATGTGCGATTGCATTATTTCTCGGCACTGTCATACAAGATTGATAAGCGGTCGGGTGGAATCGGAAAAGTGGACAATAGCGTTGGCAACAAAGTGGAAATCATGATTTGTGATGCGAAATCGTATTTGACCGCGATGCACTATATGTTGTCATTTAACAAGGCGCACACAATGGTTACTTACTGGGACGAACCCACAATTGGTATGGACGATGCGGACGAGACAAATGAATTGCACGAGATTACACACAGAAATTGGTCGGAGAATATGATACCAAACATGGTGTTGTCATCGGCAACGCTGCCCACGACGCAAGAATTGCAATGTGTGATTGACGATTTCCGCGCGAAATTTGACAATGTTGTGGTGACGGAAATAAACAGTTATGACTGTAAGAAATCAATCACGATTCTGAACAAGATGGGATATTGCAGTTGCCCGCATTTGTTGCACAAGGATTACCAAAAAATGATTGAGTGTGCCGAATATTGCGACACGAATCGCACGTTGTTGCGATACTTTGACTTGGGCGAGGTGATTCGGTTCATTGACTATTTGACTCGTGCGGGAGACATCCAAGAAGATTATAGTGCGGAAACATATTTTGACAATTCCATAGAAAATGTCAAGATGAACAGCATCAAGTTGTATTATATTGTGCTGTTGAAACAGATTGATGAGAAGCGGTGGTCATTCATTCATGATGCAATGAAGGATTCGCTTATGAAATGGAACACCATTGGTGCAAACACTATTCATAAATCGGTGAGTGTTGGGTCTTCAAGCACAAGTGGGTCTTCTTCGTGTGGGTCTTCAACCAGCAGTGAGTCTTTGACCAGAACCACCAGTGTATCGCACTCGCGCGGTAGAGAGAAAACCACGCTCGAACTTGCGCGAGAAACCTCGGCATTGCATGGCAACATATTGCTCACTACAGTGGATGCGCACACATTGACGGACGGACCAACCATTTATTTGGCAGAAGATGTGGACAAGATTGGCAATTTCTATATTCAGCAGTCTCACATTCCGCGGGAAATATTTGATGACATCACCTGTAAGATAGAGCACAACAACAATTTGATAAAACTGATTTCCAAGTTTAATCAGGAATTGGAGGATGTGTTGGGCGAAGAAATGAAGAAAGACAAGAAGATGTCGAGTGCCGAATTATCCTCGCCAAAAGCAAAACGAATCGACGAATCTATTCAATCGCTAAAATCACAGATGAAAACCATCAATTTAGAGGCGTGTTTCATTCCCAACACGATTCTTCACCAGGAAATATGGGTGTCAAAAGACCCCAAAAAACAGGTGAAAAATGCATTTGCACCGAGCATTGACCCGGAAACGGTGCGCGAAATAATGAATTTGGAAATTGCCGATGGCATGAAGATGCTGCTTTTGCTGGGCATCGGAGTATTTAGTGAGACTGCCAACAGTTACTATGTGGAGATCATAAAGAAACTTGCGCACGACAAGAAGTTGTTTATTATTATTGCATCGTCGGATTATATTTATGGAACTAATTACCAATTCTGTCATGGATTCTTGGGCAAGGATTTGAAAAAGATGACGCAACAGAAGACGATACAGGCGTTGGGGCGAATTGGCAGAAACAATATCCAACAGGAATATACGGCGCGGTTCCGCGATGATGAAATCATTGCGAATCTGTTTTGTGCAAATACGAACAATGTGGAGGCGCAGAATATGTGCCGACTTCTCAGGACCGACTAACGAGGGGGTTTGACTTGCACCAAAGGTGCAAGCGTCGCGCAGAGCACCTCCGGTGCTCCACGTGTATCCACCAAAGGTGGATATTCCTTCGGCGCTTAACCCCCTCGGCACCCCCAAGGCAAACCTAGGTCAATGCAACTTTGCAATTTTACAAAATAATCTGTTTTTTCATTTGTATTTTATTATTTCAAAAAGGAATAATAAAATTAAAGGAGGGGTCCAAGGGGATATCACCTAC